ATGCTCTCATTTTTTTGACTAACTTATTGATTATTAATTATTTATAAGAAATAATGCTCAAATGCTATTAAATTTATATCTTTATAATGGAATACAATATGTTAAATAAAATAGTCTATTTAACAATTGCTATTTATATTTATTAAAAAGGACTTTTTTGTGCATTTGAGCATTTTTTGCTGTAACTTGCTGATTATCAATTAATTAATGAGTGCACAGTAGAGTTTTACGAGAGCACTCTACAGCATTATTAAAGGCTAACTTGCTGATTATCAATTATTTAGCCAAAATTGACTTGTGCACTCTGGTTTAACATTAGTAAAAATAAATTTTTAAATGTCAAATTAAAGTATTATCTTAGCAAAATAAAAAGTATATGTTATGGACTTTGAATTAGATGGCAAAATACGTGGTCTCGCCAAAGGAGAGAAGACTTGGATGCTGAGACAATTTGATGATTCTAAACCAAGACTTTATTATCCTCATGAATTACTTGATAAGTTTGTTGAGTACCAAGAATGGATGGAAGATAACCCTCTTTATGAACAAATCTTACATCAAAAATCAGGACAAACTGTTAGAGTCCCAAGAATGAGAGCAATGACTATAAAAGGATTTTGCCTTTTTGCTGGAATAGCCCAAAATACATTCTATGGTTATGCAAAAAAACCAGAATATCAAATAATAATTCAAGTAATAGAAGATGCCGTTTATGTACAAAAGTTCGAGGGTGCGAGTGCTGGACTACTAAATACAAATATTATCGTGAGAGACTTGGGACTAAGCGATACAGTAAAGCATAATATTTCTGATGACCGCAAATCAGTAGATGAGTTATTTCCAAGTGTTGAGGACATTGAAGCGGTTGAGGTTGAAGAAACGGATTTGGAGTATGTTAAGAAACTAAATGAACATGGAAAATCAGAGGAAGATTAACAAGAATTTTGCATTTTTAGTTCAGAAAGAGAAAGACCCGAACATAAGAGGTGTAATTCTTGAAGGCTCTTCGCGCTCCGGAAAAACTATTTCATCTGTTGATTTCTGCATCTATATCGGTACACGACTTGGCCACGGGTACACAATAAACGTACTAAAAGAAACGTACAACTCTTTTAAGACTACCCTTTATGACGATTTCGATAAGAGAATTAAAGATTTTGGCTTAACATCTCCATTCGAGAAGTCAAAAGAAGTAACCGTCTTTAATTTACTCGGGAATAAAGTAAACCTCATCGGATGTGACAAAGAGAGCAAGTTTCAAGGCGCATCATGCGATTATCTCTATATGAATGAGATGTTAGATATTGAGAAGTCTATTTTCGATCAAAGCGAGATGAGGTGCAGGAAGTTTTGGTGGGGTGACTATAACCCGAAGGTTACTTCTCATTGGGTATATGATAATGTTATACCGAGAGATGATGTTGCTTTTTTGCATTCAACCTTCAAAGATAATCCGTTCATTGCTGATACTGAATTAAACAAAATACTTGGGTATGAACCGACGGAAGAGAATCGTCGACAAGGCACGGTAGACGAATATAAATGGAAAGTTTATGGTCTTGGTATCAGAGCAGCAATGGAAGGACTTATTTTCCCGAATGTCACTTGGATTAATGAGTTTCCAGATAGTCTTGACGTCGAAACTTATGGCTTAGACTTTGGATATACATCTGACCCGTCAGCACTTGTTCGAATTGGAGTTAAAGGGAGAGATTTATTTTTGCAGAAGAAACTTTATCATCCGACACCAACACCAGATGATTTAGCCAAAGCTTTAGAAGTAACTTTACCTGAAGGTATGTATGCCTGGGCGGACTCGGCAGACCCTGGAATGATAACAGAATTACAATCTAAGGGATTTGGTATTTATGCTGTACATAAATTTCGTGGTTCTATTATTTTTGGTAATTCTTTGTTAAACAAATTTAATATTCATATTGTGCGCGACCCCGATTTTCGCAAAGAGCAAGAAAACTATAAATATAAAGAAATAAACGGTATAAAACTTAATGAACCTATTGATAAGTGGAACCATTTATGGGATGCTTCGAGATATGGGGCTCTAAGTGAACTTAGATTTCTTGTATAAAAAAAAAGAGTACCGAAGTACTCTTAATTCTAAGCTTTTAATTTTTATGTGAATGTTAGTTCTATTGTTTTTCCGTTAGATAACTTCCATCTCATTTCGAAGAATCCAGACAGTGATAAGCTGTGTTCCCACTTGATATGTTTAGTTTTTAACCTACATATTTCGTCTGCATTGTAATGCCCTTGTAACTGTACTTTATTTTTGGTAATATTAATACCATAATACAAGGAAGGATTTACGATACCCAATTTAATGAGTCTGTTTAATAAAGTAAGACTTTTTTCCATGACTAATAATTTAAGATGATTAATACTACTGCAAGTATAAAAACTACAATTGTAGCATACTTACAAATGTCTACAATCTGGTCTTCTGTTAAATTAAGATTAATTTTCATCACGCCACTCCTTTTTTATAGAATTTATATTAAGATTAACTACTCCGCCCTGGAGTCTTACTCTCCAGAACAATTTAAACGCTCTCTCGGTCAATAGACCTTTTAATGTAGGAAGGTCAAGCTCATACTCTTCACCACAGATTTCTACTTTGTACAGATTCATAATTAATTCTTTTTTTTCGTTAATTCGCTTAATAAGAATATAAATAATACTATTATAAACATAATTGTAATTACTATGTATTTTAGTATTCTTAGTGCTTTTGTCATACTTAATTTTTAGTTTTTACTATGTAACTTAGAATTTTAATTAATACTCTAATATAATCAAAAGATTTGATAGTTTATATGTTATATAACATCTACTTGCAATAGTTAGCATACTTTAACATTTGCTTGCACTTACTAAAATAGAGCACTATTTTACCATTCTATATAGAATAGTTTCTTTTTTATTTTTTTTGTCTGATTCTAATAGACTCAGAGTCTATATAGTCACCTCCCCTCAAAACTTGTTCGCTTTGTAGAAAGAGAGTGAATGATTACTCGCTCTCTTGTTCTATGTTTTATAATGTTGTTTAGGGGCTAACTTCTTAGTTTAGCGCAAGCCAGCTTTCTTTTCAATCAACCAACGTCTGTCAAGGATTGCTTTCCGTTCCACGCCCAGTTCCTCAACCATCTGGTCGACTGTCTTTCCTTCAAGCATCGCTTGTCTGACTTCCTCAGTCAAGTTTCGTTTAGTGCCTTGATTTTGGTTTTTTAAGCTCTCGGCCAAAGCTTTAGCCCTTTCTTTGGCTTCCTGGGCCTTCATTTCAGCTTTCGCCTTTTTCTCTTCCTCTTTCAGAGCTTTCGCTTGCTCTTTCAGCTCGCTCATCTTGGCATTCAGAGCGTCTTTTTGAGCTTGCATTTCGGCTTCTTTTTTCGCGAGTTTTTCTTTCAAAACTTCGATTTCACTTTTTTGAGCTACTTGAGCTACTTCATTTTTGTTTGTCATAACTACTAAATTTAAATTGTTAATAAATAAAACTACTAATCATAATAGAATGTTGTTATATTTTCATTCTACTTTTGATATATAAATATACTAATACTATTTGATATGAGTGCTAAATTAATGCTAAATAAACACTAAATAATCGTTAACAACATATGTTCAATATTAGTGCTATTTGACATAATACTACTTGCCATAATGCTACTTATCATAATAGTATTTGACATAATACTAAGCTAAGCAGTTGAAAAATTATGCTAAGCTGCCTGGGTGTCCGTCTCCGAATCTGAATTTCAACTTTTTTACAACTTCCCCCTCAGTGTTCCCCTCATTTTTCACACACACTGCACTTCAAATTACCTACTTAACATAATAAAAATAAAATTGGAAATATGTATACAACGTGTTGAAATAATATTTATATTTGTTGCATGAGTAAAAAAGTATTACAACCACAGGCTGCTGTATATTATAAACGACTTATACTTGTCGCTGACCGTTACCAATTGCTTCTCAAAAAATATAGTAACTTAAAAACAGCATTATGGATAGTAAGCTTAATCGCAATCGTGGAGTTACTGGTAATTCTTTCGAATCTCGGCTTAGTAAGTCTATAATTAAAAAGAAAAAGAATGAAAGTATTCGGGAAAGAACTAAACCTGTTCGGAGCAACAAAAAGTCAAGAAAGATTTGACGATAGTACTTTCTTCTATTCGTTTGACCAGGTGGCCACTTACAATTCAAGTGGTGGTGATGATATTAAGAGACTTAAAGCATTTTTGACTATTCCTGAAGTTAACGCTATATTTAATTTACGTGCACGTGCGCACGGGAACTTTAAAATAATGGCGGTCGATTTAAAGGGTAATCCTATAGCAGATTTTAAAGACCCCTTAATTGATATTATTGAGAATCCTAACTATTTCCAGTCAAAAGAAGAATTCTTCGGTCAAACAAACTTATTCAGAGACATATTTGGAAATGAATTTATTAATTTAACAATTCCTATTGGTATGAGTAAGCCAATCGGACTATTTTCATTGCCATCTCAAAATGTTGAAGTAGTAAACGTAAATTCTGTTCATTCCGGCACGGGACCATTCTTTTTACTAAAAGATTTACCAGAGTCAGTACAATACAAATTTAAAGATACTGATGGTAAAGTATACCCGCTTCGTTATGAAAATTTATTGCATCTAAACGATAATAATGTAGTATTTAAAAACAATCCCGATTTCTTGAAGGGGTTATCAAAATTAGATGCCCTCGCTGCTCCACTGGAGAATATAAAAGTAGCGTACGAAGCTCGAAATGTAATTATCGTAAACCGCGGTGCCATCGGTATTCTTTCAAATGCAGCACGAGATGGCATAGGTAGTGCTGCACCAATGAATAAGTTTGAGAAAGAGAAATTGCAGCAAGAGTTTAAAAAGTATGGCTTGTCAAAAAATCAATGGCAAATTATAATTACAAACCTGGCACTTAACTGGCAGCAGATGTCAATTGATATAGACAAACTTAAGCTATTCGACGAAACAAGAGAAGATACACTTAAGATTTGTGATGCATACGGGACCCCTTACGAGCTACTTGCCTCTATACGGAATACTACCTTTGATAATAAGAAAGAAGCGAAGCGTCAATGGTATCGCGAAACTATTATTCCAGAGGCAAATGCTCGTATTGCCGGTATAAACAGGAAATACAAAACGATTGAAAGGGGCTTCCGTTTTCTACCAATGTTTGACCACCTTCCTATATTTGACACTGAGAAGATGGAAAGAGCAAGAAGCCTTTACTTTATGGTAAATTCTCTTACTAAAGCACTTGAAGATACAGCAATTGATTTAGACCAGTATAGAAAAGAACTCAAAAAGTATGGGATTTAAGTTAACTATATTATTTCTGTTTATTACTGGGCTTTTAGCAGCTCAGGG